GTACAAGAAGTACAAGAAGTACAAGAAGTACAAGAAGTACAAGAAGTACAAGAAGTACAAGAAGAAAATTACCAAAGTGAGGAAAATAAAAAATTTAAAAAAGAATTGTGCAATGAAAATAGAATATCATTCAAATTTGTTATTTACTCCTTATCCATAATACAAATATTACTTTTAATTTGTAAGTTCTTAGGTTGTAATATTAGTGTTTGGATTACTTTACTACCTTTGATAATATTCTTTGGTTCTATTTTTATTACTATTGTAGGTTTAATTATACTATTTATAAGTTATAAAAGTTTTGATTTCTATGATTAAATATGAAAATAGATTTATTAAAAGATAAAGTTCAAAATGAAGCTGTTAAAGCTATATTGAAAAATAAAGGTAGAGGTACTATATGTGCAGCTACTGGTGTCGGTAAATCCAGGATACCAATATTGTATATTAAGAACGATCCTAATATAAAAAATATAGCTTTAATAGTTCCTACTGAAATATTAAGAGATGTTGTTTGGGAAAAAGAATTTTTAGAATGGAATGAGAAAGAACTTTATAATACTCTTGATAGATATTGTTATGCTTCAATTAGCAATATAAAAGGTAAAAAATATGATTTAGTAATACTTGATGAATGTCATCATATTACATCTGAAAATTTTAGTTTCTTTCGTAATAATACTATTAAAGATATTATAGGTCTTACTGCAACATTTCCTAAAACTTTTCTTAAAAAAAATCTTTTGTTAAGTTTGAATTTAAAACCTGTTTATACAATTACTCTTACTGAAGCTACTGATAAATATTTAGTATCAAAATTTAAAATAAAAGTGTTTTATACTAAATTAAATAATACTTCAAAAAATATAATGGCAGGTAATTCAAAAAAAAGATTTTATCAAACAGAATATTCTGCATATAAGTTTTTAGATTCTCAAATAAATAGATTGAAAAATATTGAAATATCAAATGATTTTCATTCTAATCAAAAAAGATTAAAGATGCTTCTTTTAAAAAGAGCAAGATTTATTTATAATTTGAAATCAAAAACAGAAGCTGCAAAATCTTTATTAAAAAAATTAGATAAAGAAGATAGAGTACTTATTTTTTGTGGAAGTATTAATCAAGCTGAAGAACTACATTATCAAACTTATCATTCAAAAACAAATAAAGATTTTTATAATCTATTTAAACAGGAAAAAATAAATTGGTTATCTTGTGTAAATAGTTTGAATGAAGGTGATAATATATCTAATCTTGATAAAGCTGTTATAGTACAATTAAATAGTAATGATTTAAATCTTATACAAAGAATTGGTAGAGTAATTCGTAAAAGACCAGATCATGAAGCTATAATATACATATTCTGTGCTAAAGATACACAAGATGAAGTATGGTTAAATAGAAATCTTGAAAGTTTTGATCCAAATATTATTGAGCATATAAATTTATTTTAAATGAATAGTGAAATAAGAAAAATATTAAAATCTTTCAAAATTGATTACAATGAAGGTGTATTGGTTCTTTTAGCTGTATATTATTATCTAAATAAACCTCTTCCAGATTATATTCCTAAAGATTTATATTTAAAAATACTTACAACAGGTATATTTGAAATTGATCAGAAGGGTAGTATAATCTGGAATGTACCTTTATTTGAAGAGCAAATTACTAATTTTGAATGGGTTAAAAATTTTAGAGAAGCTTTTAAAAAAAGAAATTCTGAAAGGGCAGGTAATTTAGAAAGCTGTATAAAAAGAATGAAAGAGTTTTTTTCTAAAAATCCTCATGTAAGAGTTGATGATGTAAAAGCTGCCACTCAAATGTATTTTAGAAGTGTAAAAGACCCTCAATACTTAATAACTTCGCATAAATTTATTTATGATGGTATAGGAAATAATAGAAATTCACATTTAGAAGAATGGCTTGAGAGATATTATGAAAGCTTACCTAAGGATGTTGATAAAAATACTATAACAAGAAAAATGCAATAATCATGAGTAATTTTGTAGAAGAGTTTAAGAAAGGAAAATCAGGTAAAAATAAAGGTTTACCATTAGGAAATGGTCTTTCTAAAATAACAAGAGCCATTAATGGTATTCAAAGAGGTATGATGTATGCTATAGCAAGTTCACCTAAAGTAGGTAATTTGGAATATTTTTGTATTTTTGTAGTCTAAAAAAAATATTTTTATGATTACAAATAAGGTTATTGAAAGAAGAATCTATATTAGACAAGTAATAGTAGAATATTATTTGAAAAATGAAGATGTAACATTAAGAGAATTAGAGAGTATGTTTAACTGTAGTAGAAAAACTATTAGTAACATTTTAAAAGAAGAAGGCTTTAAAATTAGAAACAGATATCATGATATAAAACTAAAGTATGATTTTAAAGAAATAAATTCTGAAGAATCTGCTTATTGGTTAGGTTTTATATATGCTGATGGTACTATCTCTTATTCTCCTGATTCTAAAAAGAATAGATATTGTCTAGAACTTGGATTAAAGGAAAGCGATAGGAGTCATATAGAAAAGCTCAAAAATTTTATAGGCTCTAAGAGTAAAATTAATTTTAGAGAAAAGACAAAATCTTATAGAATATTAATTTCTTCAAAAGAGTTAGTGCTTAATATTCATAGTCTGGGGATAGTAAAAAATAAAACTTATAATAATAATTTTGAGGTTTTATGGAGTAATATTCCAGCTGAGTATAGAAGACATTTTATTAGAGGTTTTTTTGATGGTGATGGAAGTATAGCAAAGAATTTTGTTATCTCTTTTACCTCTAATTATCCTGCTGGAGTTTTAAAAATATTAAATGACACAGGTTATAATAAAACTTATAAAGTTTATGATAAACAAAAGACCTCAGCAAAAAACATTAAACTTTTGAAAGAAGAATCAATAAAAATGTTACATTTTATGTATGATAATTCAACAATATATCTTGGAAGAAAATATAAAAAATTCAAAGAGTTGCCGTCTTAAAAAGAAATTTTTAAGATTATAAATGGGCAAAAACGGTGAAGGCTGAGATGCTAATACCGTGCTAATTATAATAATGTAAAAGGTATTATAATAGTGTAACGCATAGTGGGTGAAGAAAATAATAATCCCACCAAGAGTGTCCATCATCTTAACAAGTAAAGTTGAAGATGAAAATATATGCTGAGCTTGTACGAAATGAAGTACAAGAACTATAGGATAAAAAGCCTATAGGATAACACAACTGAAGAGTACTTTTGTGAATTATGGTTTTGTTATACAACCTTATTTGTATGCTAAAGAAAAAAATATTGATATAAAATGGATATATTTTTCTTATGAAATGGATAGAGTATCTATGGAGTTTGACTTTGCATCTTATTTTCTTTTACATGACTTTAATATTACAGAGGTAAAACTACCAGATGGTATATCTTTTCAAGGTAAAAATATAATACCTATATCCTCTTCTTATCTTAAAGGTCAAATACAAGATGATTTTGGAAACACTATTATTGTAAATGAAAATATTGAAGATAAATTGAAAATAATCTACAAAGAAAGAATTATCCCTATATTTGGAGAATATGATTCTGAAGGTAGATTATTAAAAAGAGGTGTTATAGACTTTTATGAACAAAAAGAAAATCCTACAGGTATATATAAAAAGCTTTTTGATTTTGCAAAAGAAAGAGGTCAGTTTATAACTGAGAAATATATAGGTAAAGATGGGATTGAATATATAAAAATAATCAGTTATAAACCTAATAATCCAGAAGAATATGTAATTATCATTTTTGATACAATAAGAAAATTAAATAGAGAAAGAAATTTTACATTAAAAGAAAATGTTGATAAAATGATTTCATACTCTGTAGAAATAAGAAATCTTTGTAAATATACTTTCATTCCTATTATTCACTTAAACAGAAGTATGACAGATATTAATAGAATGAAGTATATGGGAGATTTACTATTTCCTGGACCAGAAGATGTAAAAGATACTGGCAATATATCTGAAGAATGTAATCATTTATTTACTATGTTTAATCCTAATGATGAAAGATATAATCTTGATGTTCATTTTGGTTTAAAAATAAGAGATAGTAAAGGAAATGAATTATATCCTAATATGAGAACTATACATCTTGTAGAAAGCAGACATAGTGAATACCCTCAACATTTTAGAGTAGAAATGGATGGAAAACAAAAGAACTTTAAAGAGTTAAATATAACAAGTTAATTAATTATTTTTTAGAATGGCAAATTTAATAGCATTAATGGGTGCAAGTGGTTTTGGAAAAAGCACAAGTATTATTGAAAACAAGGAGTTTGGAATAAAAGGTTTACCTCCAGAAAAAACTTTTATAATTAATACAGCAGGTAAACCTCTTCCTGGTAAAGGTTCTATGAAACTTTATCCTACAGGTTTAAAACCTTCTGAAGGTGGAAGACATATTGAATTAAGTAACCCTTATCAAATTGCAGACTTAATAAGATATGTAGATTCATCTCTACCTAATATTGAATATCTTATATTAGAAGACATTGGTATGGTAATGGGTTTTAATGTTATGGATAATGCAAAAAATAAAGGTTATGATAAATGGACTTCTTTAGCTGTAGATTTTATGCAGATAATTAATGCAGCTAAAAGTATCAAAAGAAATAACCTAAATATTGTATTTTTCTTTCATACAGAAATGGGTAAAGATGATAGAATAAAAATAAAGACATCAGGTTCAATGATTGATAATAATATTTATCTTGATGGTTTATTTACTATTATTCTGGAAGCAGATATTATAAAAGAAGGTGATCAAGTAAGATTTGGTTTTAAGACAAGAAGTAATGGTACTTCTACCTGTAAAACACCAGTAGGAATGTTTGAATCAGATTTTATACCTAATGATTTAGGTTATGTTTTTGAAAAGATAACTGAATATTATTATGGAGAGTAAATAATATATCAATTAAAAATCAATTAAAAATTTAAAGTTAAAAATTAAAAATTAAGATTATGGCAGTTAAAATTTCTTTATCTACTTTGAAAAAACAAGTAGAAAATGGTATGAAGAAAAAACAGTTAGCAGAATTTTATGGTATTCCTGAAATTCAAGTAGCAAGATTACTTAAACAAGCTGGATTAAAGATTAGAAAATTTCATACTCCAGCTTTTGAGTTAATTGACGATGAAAATATACAAGATAATGTGGATGAATTAAAATCAGCAGAATCTTTAGAAAATATTGAAACTGTTAATGTACAAGAAATATTTAATGATATTGAGGATAATTCTAAAGAAGATCAAGCTCAAGTGATAATATCTGATCCTATATTATACAATGACATTACCAAAGAAGAAGATAATAATGAAAATGACGAAGAAGATTTAATATTAAAAGAACTCTTAAAATAATAAATATAAACAATTTAAAAATTAAAAATTATGTCAGAACAAAATTTATTTAGTGATTTTCTTAGTGATGAAGATAAATCTTTAAAAGGTGCAGGTGCAAGTTTAAAATTTGGTTTAAATACTGGTAAACTTGAAAAATTTGAATTTAATCCAAATTCTGGTAAAGATGGTGAACCTGCAAATGCAATAGATATTGTCATAAAAATAGGTGAAAGAGAAGTAAAACAGAAAATATTTGAGACTGTTAAAGTTTTTGGAAAAAATGGTGAAATAACCGATAAAGAAAGTCCTGAATATAAAAAAGCTTATACAGATGATGTAAAATTAAAGAAAGGTCTTCTAACACATTACATGAAAATCTTTCTACCAGAAGATATTATTGCAGCTAAACTTAAAGAAGTTACAATAAAGAACTTTGTAGATTTGTTTAAGTTTGCACAAAGTGCTGTTGAAGCTGGAATTAAAAAAGCTGGTAATAATTTAGTAGATGTTTTTCTTCAATATCAATGGAGTATAAATCCTGGTCAGACAATGACTTATCTTGAAATACCTAAGAATTTGAAAGATGGAGGTTTTATTTGTAAAGCTATAGAACCAGTTGGGGAATGGAAAGAAGTTACTGATAATGAAGGTTTACATTATGAAGATGAAAGTGGTAATATACACAAGTTCAAAAGAGATAGAAATTATCTTAAGACACCTAAAGCTATTCAGCAAAAGTCTATAGAAGAACCTTTAACTATACCTTCAACAAGTACAAGTTCAACTACAACTTGGTAAAACTATTTTATGGATTATTCTTTATCTGATAATATTGAAGTAACAGGATATATTGATAAGAAATATATTTTGTCTAATTTCAAAGAAGAAGATATTTTTGAACTTGTTTTTGGTTTTAAACCTATAGAGTTTCAATATATAACTTCTCCATTTAGAGTAGATAATAATCCAGGTTGTTGGTTTGAGAGGAGTCTGCATAGTGATAAATTATTGTTTATTGACTATGCAGACCCTCTTTTTAATAAGCAAGATTGTTTTGATTGTGTTAAAAGATATTTTAAATTACCTAATTTTTATTCTACACTTTTATTTATAGAAAATAATTTAAACAATAAGAAACTTGTTAATAAGAATTATAACAAAGATAAAGTATCTTTTACACCTAAAGAAAAGAAGAAGATAGATATTTATATAAAACCAAGAAATTTTAATCAGGCTGATAAACTTACATGGTTTAAATACGGAATAACCAGAAAACATTTAATTGAAGATAAAGTAATACCTACAAGTAGATATGTATTAACCAATACTAAAAAAGGTGATATATCATTTAATGTTTATACTTGTTGTTATGCTTTTTGTGAATTTGATGATAACAGGAAAAAATTGTATTTTCCTTATAGAAAAGGTAAAAGAAGATTTATTACTAATTGTAATCAAAATGATATTGGTGGATTAAAAACTTTACAAGATACAGAACAAGTAGTTATAACTAAAAGTTATAAAGATTGTAGAGTTCTTAGAAATCAAGGTGTTAATTGTATATGGTTTCAAAATGAAGGTATGTTACCAAGTAAAGAAATTTTAAAGTCTGTATTTAAAAATTTTATAGATATAGTTATCTTTTTTGATAATGATAATACTGGATTATTAGCTTCTGACAAAGCAGTTGTGTATATAAAAGAAGTTTTTCCAAATAAAAAAATCAGAAAAGTTTATTTTGATGAAAATCTTTTAAATGATAAAGTTAAAGATTCATCAGATGCTTATTTTTATAAAGGAAAAGATTTCTTAATAGATTTTTTAAAAACTAATAAAATATATGTTAGAGATTCATGAAAGTTGGTATTCTATAAAACAATATTTGTACAAAGAACCTTTAATAAAATTAAACAATGAAATTTTACCAAATATAAAATACTATCCTGACAGAAAAGATATATTTAATGTTTTCAAAACACCTTTAAATCAAATAAAGGTAGTGATACTTGGGCAAGACCCTTATCATACCCCTAACACAGCTATAGGTTATGCTTTTGCTGTTAATGAAAACAGTAAAATACCTCCAAGTTTGAGAATTATAAGAGAAGAATTAGATAATTCTTGTGAAAATACCTTATGGGGTAATCAATATCTTTTAAATAAAGATTTACCTATTTGGAAAACACTTCAGCATTGGTCAAATCAAGGAGTATTTTTATTGAATACAGCATTAACTGTTGAAGCGGGAAATCCAGGTAGTCATTTAGAATATTGGGAAAATTTTACTAAACATGTGATAAAGCTTATATCCTATTACAATCCAAGTATTTGGTTACTATGGGGTAAAAAAGCACAAAGTTATTCTTCTCAAATATTTAGTAATATAAATATTAAAGATTACAAAGATAATATAGAAGATATACCTAAAGGGAAAAATTATATTTTAGAAGCTCCTCATCCAGCAGCATCTTTATATGGAGGTAAAAATTCTTTTATAAGTTGTAATCACTTTAATATGGCAAATCAACTATTAAAACAAAATAATAAAAAACAAATAAAATGGTGAAATATGATTATAAATAATGTAAAATCTGATGTTGAAGTTATAGGAAATATAGAAAGAAATACAGTTACTATTGATCCTGATAATATAGATTTTATAATAAGTATTCTTTCAACTAATTTATATTCTTATCCTATTGATTCTTTTATTAGAGAGACTGTAAGTAATGCTGTAGATTCTCATAAGGAAGCTAATGTATCAGAACCTGTAATAATTGAATTAGGTTTAGATTTGAACAACTCTTATTATTGTCTCATAAGGGATACTGGAACTGGTATAAGTAAAGAGAGATTTGAAAGTATTTATAAAAAAATAGGTAGTTCTACTAAAAGAGATAGTGATGATTATATAGGAGCTTTTGGTATAGGAAGATTTTCCGCTTTATCAGTATCTGATACGGTATTTATAAATTCTTGTTATGAAGGTTACAAGTATTCTTATATAATGTACAAAGAAAATAACAAATTAAATATTGATATATTATCATCCTCACCTACAGAATTACCTAACGGTGTTGAAGTAAAAGTTAATATAGAATCTTCAAAAATCTATGATTTTGAGAGAGCTATTATAAGTCAATTATGTTATTTTGAAAATGTCTATTTTGAAACTAAGAATTTACCTTATGATTATAGTTCAATAAAAGAAAGGGCAAAAGAGTTTAATAATCTTGTTATCAAAAGGTTTAAGTATTTTTCTGTAAACAATTTTAAAGATACCTCTGATATATCTCTTTTACTTGGGAAAGTAAGATACCCTTTAAGATTGTATGGACTAAACAAGAATTATCAGGATTACATTCAAAAATTACCTATATCTCTAAATTTTAATATAGGAGAATTATCTATTACCCCAAATAGAGAGGAGATAATTTATAATTCTACTACAATCAAGAAAATTGAAGATACTCTTGATTTAGCAATAGAAGAATTAAGAAGCTTAATACCAGATGATAATATAGATATTGATAATATTTTTGAATATTATAGTAAAATAAATAGTCCTCAAAAATATACAATACTTGAAAACTCTGTAAAATCTGTCATTATTGATATTTCTAAGTTAAAACCTATAAAATATACTTTTAAAGGAAAAACTTACAGTAAAGATTTATTTAATGATACATTTAAGTTTTTATATAATAGAGACTTTGTAATAAGTAATTATAAATACAATGGCTCTATTACAGGAATAATTAATTCTTTTAGTATATCTTCAATATTGTCTGGAAGTAAAAGAGTTTTATTATGCGATATAGCAAGTTTGAAAAATATAACTAAAGATTATATTAGAGCTACACAAGTATCTATAACTTATTTTGTAAAACCTAAAGATAATAAAGCTATTCTTAAAGAATATAAATCTTTGAAGAAAATGTATGTATCAAATTATGGGAATAGTATATATTTTAAAGATGTATTTAAAAATCTTTTAGAGTGTTTGACAAATCATCTTAAAAATACATACATAAATAATTCTTCTCCTACAAAACAGTTTATTGAAGAAAGAAAGAATAAAAGATTAAGTACAAAAACTTTTACAAAAAGAGAATTAGGAGAGTTAACTATTTATGAAATTACCAAATCCCTTAAATATGGATATGGTATAAATGGTTTTATTGAAAAAGCGAAATCTATTACTTTAGAACCTAAGAAAAATAAATGTTTATTCATCTATTCTACAAAAAAAGATCATAAAGCATTATACAATTTATGTGCAACTTTACATTATAGTAAACCTAAAATTACTTTTTGTAGAATAAATTCTTTAAAAGAGAAATTTATAAAAGATAATCCTTATTTTATTAATATAGAAGATATTTTTAAAATGAAACATAAAATTTTAAAAGATGTAATTACAAGTTTATACATACAAGATAAAATACCTCAAATTAATGATTCTAATTTACATTATATATTTAAAGATGTATCTGAAAAATATTATAAAGAATTGAAGTATATAGTTGATTTTGTAAATAAGAATTATAGTAGAATTTATAATACAAATGTTAAAGATTTCAAAATTAGCCTATTAAAATATGGTATAGAAAATAATTTATTTAATCTTGAAGTTAAAGCAAGATTTGAATTGTTATACCCTATACTTAAAAAATGTATTTTTCTTAAAGATTTATCAACAACTTATGTAGAACAACATTTTATTACAGATTATTTACTTGCAAGAAAAATATTAAGACCTGATTTAAAAGCAGTAAAAGATGCTAAGAGTTTTATAAATAATTATTTAACAAAAAAAGATTAAATTATGAATGTTATTAAAGTAGGTAACACGTTAACTGTAGTGTTAGACAATGGTAGAACATTAAGTAAATCAAATTGTGATAATGATACCATAGATGAAATTTTAAATGCTGTAAAAAATGAAGATGAAGAAGCTTTGGTTTCTATCTTTGAACCAAGACTACTTGAAGTTATTGAAAAATATAAAGTATTTGAAGATTTTGAAGAGAATGTAAAAAAATCTAAATACCTTACATTTAAAGGTCAAAGTGTTTATATTGAAAGTATTTCAGAACTGTCTGTACCTATGGATTTTGTTAAAAGTTTCATACAAGCTGAGATAATAGATGATAATAAGGAGTTAGTTAATTCTTATCTTAACTTCTGGACATTATTAAGTTTAAATCCAGATAGTAGAGCAAGAACTAATTTATTTTGGTTTCTTCAAAAGAATGGTATGACGATAACAAAAAGTGGTTTATTTGTAGCTTATAGAAATGTATGTATAAAAAAAGAAGGTATTATTAATAATGAGCTTACAAAAATAATTTCAGATTCTTATATTAAGATTAAGAAAAATAAGAAATCTCCTTCTAATTATAATATTGTAGAATCTAATGGAAGTTACCTTTTAAGTAAGAAAGATAGTTTACTTGAAGATAATACAAGATTACTTGGGAATGTAAAGGAACTTTATGAAAAACTATCAGATTTTTCAGATAAAAATAAAACTGTATATACAGACAATTATACTAAAACTATGGAAATAACCATAGGTAAAATTGTAACTATAGATAGAGAACAATGTGATCCTGTTCAAGAAAATACTTGCAGTAGGGGGTTACACGTGGCAAGTAAAGATTGGTTATTGAATAATGGATCAGATTTTGGTAAAGTATCTTTAATGGTACTTGTAAATCCAGCTTCTGTTGTAGCAGTACCTCCTGGTGATAGTTATGGTAAAATGAGAGTTTGTGCATACTATCCAATAAAGATAATATCAATAGATGAATTATATGGAGATGACAATATCATCCCTGATGGATTTGAAGATGATTTCATTGGTAGTATAGAGATAGGTACAAAATATAATAATGATGAAAATCCTTATTTTATTGAGATACCTAATATCCCTGAAATATCTGAAGAAAATACTATTAAGAATATTGAAAGATTAAAAAACTTTAGAAAAACAGTGTTATAATGAAAGAAGATTTTGAAAAAAGTAAAAGAAGTCTTGGTATAAAGAATAAGAGAAAAGGTTCTGATGCTGAAAGATTCTATGTTAATGTTTTCAAAGAACTTGGTTATAAACATTGTGTTACTTCAAGGTTAGGTAGTAAATTACATGATAATGCTGGTGTAGATATTATTAATATACCATTTAATATTCAAATAAAAGCTGGTAAACAAGCAAAATTAAGTCCTGGAAAAGTGTTACTTAACATGGAATCTCAAATAAAAAGTTTATTTCCAGAAGATGATAAGATACATACTTATCCTTTATTAGTAATACATAGATTACATGCTTTTAGAAAAAACTATATTGAAGATGTTGTTTATATGTCTTTTGATCAATTCAGTGATTTTGTAAAGTTATATGGTAAAATTGATTACTTATTTATGAAAAAAAGAAATCATAAAACAACATCTAAATTTGGTCATATTGTAGCTGTAGATTTTAATGAACTTGTAAAGAAAGGAGTCTTTAAATGTTAATATATTCAACAAAAGGTGAAATAGAAGCTTATTATAATAGTCCAAATCTAAATCAAAGTCAACTAAAGAAACTTTTAGTTGACTTAGATTTCTTTTTATCAACTAAAGAACCAGAACTTTATTTTGAAGAAAAAGAAAGTCTTACTATAGGTTCTTTGGTAGATTTTTTAATAACAAGACCTTCAGAGGAACTAACAGATACTTATTATATTTCAGGGATTCAAAGTAAACCTTCAGATGTTGTGATGAGTATAATTAATAATTTTGTTGATATCCTGTTTGAAAAAAATATAGAGATAAAAGATATAGATGATGAGACCTATTCTGATATGCTTTTTGAAATAATAGAAAATCATAATTATTGTAAAACATACAGTAGAGAAGTGAGGTTAAAGAAAATATATGCTGAAAAAGATTATTTTGTAGATGTTGTAAATTCAAGAGGTAAAAAAATAATTTCTGTAGAAGAATATTTTACTGCTTCAAAAATATCTGAGAATATTAAAGATTTATCATTAATAAAAAAATGTTTTGAAGATTTTGCAGAAAATCCAGATGTACTTGTTTTCTTGCAAAAACCTATCTATTTTACATTTGAAGATATACCATGTAAATCTTTACCAGATATAATAATTTATGATACTAAAACAAAAAGTATTATCATTATAGATATTAAGACAACTTATGGAAAGACTTTAGATTTTTTAATACCAATAAAAAAATATCGTTATGATATTCAAATGGCTTGGTATCATGAAGCTTGCAAAGTAGAATTTAAAACAGATAAAATAAAATGTTTATTTGCAGTTGAATCTACTACAAAACAAGGTAATGCAATACTTTTAAGTATAGACCAAGACTTAATAAATTGTGGATTAAAAGGTTTAAATGAGGTTTATTATGAGGGTATGTTATTAAGGAGAGAACAAAAAGGTATTATTCAACTTATAGATTTATATAAATATTACGAGAAAAACTCTTTTAAAGAAGAGAAAATAATTCTTGAATCTTCTCCTTATAAACTGCTGAAAGTTGGACTTAATAAAATTTATTAATAATGAAAATTAGAATAGGAGAAGTATATGAAAATAAAACTAAAATATTTCTTGTACCTGGTTTAAAACACTATGGTAATTCTTTTATAGAAAGATTTAGCTTTGACTTTTTTAAGTTAGGTTATGGTATAAAAGATAATCTATTTAATAATAATGAATTGCTTGAAGGTAAAAAACCTATATTTATTATGATAGATAGATTAGTAAAACCTCAAACAACCTTAAGAGCTTTAGAATGGTTAAAGACAAAAGATTTTTTTATAACAGATTATGTATCTGATTTAGCTATACCTCCAAGAAAGCATATTATAATTTTGGATTACCCTTATGAATTAAAAGAAACTTATGATAATTTTCTAAAAGGTTATTACTCAAAGATGTATAATGAAGAACTTATTGAAAAGTTTTTTATTAAAGATAGTGAAGCATATAAGATATTAAAAAAGGATTTATCTTATGTTGATTCATTTATAAGTAAAATAGAAAAAGTTTTTGATGTTAGAATAACTGAAAAAGAAAAATATTTTGATTCTGAATTAGAGTTCCCTTATAATATGAATAAAGAGAGTTTAAAAGAAGAAATCTTTAATATTTAAATAATAGCTGTCCTATTGGCTTGACGGGGTTTATAAATTTTTAAAATATGAGAATAAAACCTGCAGATATAGTAATTGATAATAAAACTGGTGATTTATATAAAGTAAAATCTATCATAACAATAAATAATAATAAACCTGTATTAGAATTTCTAAATATAAAAGGAGAATATCTTATAGATAATTACAGTTTATTTACATCAGAATATACACCAGAAAATATTACTAAATTGAACAAAAATGAAGTTTTTGTATTTGGAAGTAACACTGAAGGTAAACATGAGAAAGGTGCAGCAAAGATAGCTTTAGAAAAATTTGGTGCTAAACTTGGTCAAAGTGAAGGATTACAAGGACAAAGTTATGGTATTATTACTGTAGATTTAAGTATTGTAGAAAAATACCCACTTGAAAAAATCTATGAAGGCATCTTAAGATTTTTAAAATTTGCAACAACATTTAAGCAATATAAATTTTATGTTACTAAGATTGGAAGTTCTATAGCTGGACATTCAATAGAAGATATTGCAGAGCAGTTTAAAAGAGCTTCTGTGGCAATAGATATTCCAAACAATGTAATTTTACCAAAAGAATATGAATGTAGATACAGAATTAAGGGACTATAAGAATAGTCTGATTAATATAGGAGATAAAATTTTAATGGCTCAAAGAAAAAATTTTTTAGTAGAAAGAATTTATCTTGGTGCTACAGAAAAGAGTTTTGTTTTTAGTGATTATAATTTTAATAAAGATAAAAATAAAGAGTATAAGGAAGTATCTTTATGGTATGATAAAACAAGAACTGTAAAATTGAAAGTTAATAAAGTTGCAGATATAAAATCTCATAATACTGTACTATATTCATCCAAAAGATATTTTCAAAGTTCAAGTATATTTTTATTAGAAAAACAATCAAAGGATATTAATCAAGAAATAGTTAGATTTTTAAAAACAGGGTTATAATACCCTGTTTTTAAAACCTACTATATTTTTATTTATAAACCATATTTATCTCTTATATTATCTTCATTATTTTCAAATCTTTCTAAAGCCTCTTCATAAGTTTCATTATTTGTTTTATTTTTTGTACCTTTTCTACCTCTACTTCTTCTTGAGGATTTTTTAGATTTTCTGTTACCATTTTTATAAGTTTCTTTTACAATTTCTTTTACAATTTCTTCAGCTTTCTCTTCTATTTCATATTCTGTTAAATTTTCATCATTATATTTTCTTAATTGATCTTCTATTTTAATTTGTAAATCTTCCTTAAGTACACCTCTTTTAGCATCTAATATCTTCTTAGCTTTTTTCTCTTCAGATAAAAATAATTTTTCCATCCAAATATCATCTCTATATATTTTTTTATCAAAGAATGGATATTGACCTTCACCTATTTTATCAGCATCTCTAAGGAAAGCATCTTTAATAGAATTAGGTATAGGTAAAAAAGGTTGGAAGGTCATTATTTCATCAGCCATTTTAATACCACCTCTTTCTTCACCTTTGTTATATTTCTCAATGTAATCTAATAACTTTATAAGTTTATCTCCAAGTCTTATTAAAGATATTTTACTATTTTGATTAAATATAGTAAGAGGATTTGCATAAGATAAAAAACTATCTATTAATTGCTTACCAGTATTAGAAACATAATTAAAGAAATAAGTTATAGCTAATTTATCCCAATCTTTACTATGTTTTCTTTTTTCTTTATCTTCATCATCATCATCTCCTGCACCTAATGCTTGCCCTAATGCCTTTAAAGCTATATAAAGTAAGATACCATCAAGCATTATAGCTATTTCCATACACATACCTTTAATAGCTCTTATCTCCTCTTTACTAAAATCAGAGGTTTCATTGACTAAATTATCTACAGAAAATTTTTTAAACAATGAAATATTTGCTTTTTTAAATCTTGTTACTTTTAATGGTAAATTTAAACTTTGTATTAAAACTTCTTGTAACATTGCTACAGTAGAAGCTAAAGTATATTTTTGAAGTACAATTTGTTTATTAACCTTTAAACTTTTTGCAAATAACATTTTAAGTACAAAAGGTAATACAAGAAAACCTCCAGCACCTAAAGCTAATGTTAAACTTGGACCAAAAGTGGCAAGTAACGTAGCTGTAGTACCTATACCAAGTAGAGCAGGATTATTATACATAGCTCTATATCTTCCTGTGTAACTACTATTTTCTTGAACTATATTAAATTTTCTTTTTCCAAATCTCTGATTCAAATGTTCTGGAAACCATCTCATAAATAACATAATAGCTTTACCATATAAACTATCTTGAAACATTATACTATCAAGATTAGAGTAGTTACCTTGTGTTTGTTTAATAATCTCATCTATTCTATTTTTATAGACATAAAATTGATTAGTTGTTTCCTTATTAAGTTGAAATGTTTCCCAACCTAAGTTTTCTGGTGTTCTAAAATCATCTTTTATTATAGTAGTTCCAGGTTCAAATAATGTAAATTCCATAGTCTCTCTGTTAAAGAAACTATATTCATTACCATATTTATCTTTAACTTTAAGATTAGCTAACATACAGAATACTATTTCACCTTGATTTTTAAATTCAGGCATATCTACAGATACTGTAAACATATTAATATTTCTTGTAAATTTGCCAAATTTAGAAACCGTATTTTTTCTGTCTAATTCATTTTTTCTATCTTCATAAATTCCTAAGTTTTGGAATAGTTCAATAAAAGTTTTTTGTTGTAAAACTCTTTCTTTACCACTAATTGTTAATCTACCCTCACTTAAACGTGTAATATTTATCCCAGACATGAAAGCTCTTGCATAATTAATAGTTCCAGTTTCCCACATATCACCTTGACTATCTCTTATTATATTTGTTAAAGAACCTTCTACTCTATTTCTAACACCAGATTTGAAGTTCCAACCTAAACCTTGTATAATCAATATTTTTAAAATACCTGTAATAATACTATGACCTGTTATAGGAGTTCCTCTTTGATTTAATATATTAGATAAATATTCAGTTAAAGAACTTTCAAAAACTTCTTTAGTGATTGTAGATTGGTTACCATCTTCATCTATAGTTTTATATATGTTATCTACATTTACATATCTAATACCATCAAGTACAAAAGATTTATTACCTTCATTATCTCTTACGTTTCTTACAATATCTATTAATTTTTTATCTGTATCATTAAAAATTTTTCCAAAATTTGTTATAGTGTTCAAATCCTCTTTACTTAAAGCTTCAGATTCTCTATTATTATATATATTGTTGTTCACCCAACTATCAAGTTTCTTTTGAGATTTTACCCTATCTTTACCATTTTTATCCTTTATAGTAGCATTATATCTTTTTACAACTTCTATACTTGCAGCAGTTTCAAGTCTTGCTCTATGTAAAGTGGCTAAATCAGCTATTGCTAAAGTTATTTTTGTCAAATCTTTAGAATACATGGATAAAACATCATGTCTTGCTATAATTTCAGCTATTTCACTTTTTGAAAGTTTTTTACTTTTATCTAATACAATTTGTCTTTCATCAAGCATTTTAATTAGTTCATCATCAGATTGCAGTGCTATTAATGATTTGAACCTTTTAATCATAGCTTTTGTATTATCAGAATAATTTTTTACAACTTCATCTTGTCTATTACTATCTTTTACAGTTCTTGTATCAATCCAAATATCTTTAAATTTTTTCAACATACTATTCCAAATTCTACTCATCCATTTTTTATCTTTTGTATCAGCTAATATCTCAGCACCATCTTTCAAAAACTTAGCATAAGTAATATTGTGAACATCATAACCTTGAGATGTTAAAACAGGGTCTATATGTTTATTATGAAGTATTCTTAGAATATTCCAATATTTAAACATATTATCACTTTCCTGTATAGCATCAAAATTCTTATTATAATATCTACCTTCTTTTACACTTTTTCTTGGTACAAAAGTTATATAATTACCTCTTAATAAAGCCCTTTGTTCATTACCATTATGATCATAAGGAACAGTTCTCCAAGCTTGTCTTACATCAAAAGTATTATAGTAGTTCTTAAGAAATTCCCAAGGGGATTCTTCAAATATATGTTTTTGACTATACTCTGAGCCTTCTATTTCTTTAGATTGTTTAAATATTTCAAAGTCTTCAAGTTTTTCTTCTATTTCTTCTATCAAAATATCATAATACTTACCTAAAGCTTTTTTTAATAAATTTTCATATTCAAGCATCTCAGATTCTGAGAATGTAAAATACTCAGAATATCTGTCACCATAGATATTTTTAAAATGAAGAAGTTTTCTAAAATCAATAACTTCTGTATTTACTTTTAACCAACTTATTTTACCTCTGTATAATTTTAGTTTATCCTCTTTTTTAGCATAGTTGAAATCATCATTAAGTTCTTGAAATTTTTCAAGTTCATCAAAGTATTCAGAACTAAAAACATGGATTAATTTACCTGTTTCAACACCATGTGCATCTTTTTCAAAGAAAATATCAAAAGATAAATTCTTATCTTTAAATTCTTGAGTTAGTTGACTATCAAGGTTTTTTAAATCTTCACAATACTTGAAAACTATTTCTTGAACTTTTTGAAGATTATATTTTAAACTTATATCAGCTACAAGAATACCTATACTATCGTCATTTGAATTTGAACCTAAAAATTTTTCTTGAAATTCATTTATATCATCTACATCTTCTGTCAGTTGTTTTAAAGATTCTTCGAAATTCTTAAGTTCTTCTTCATTAAGATTATAAGTTTTTGCAAAATACAAAGGATTTTCTTTAAGAAGATTAAGAGTTATTTGAGCATAACTTTTCTTATAATTTGTTTTTAATTCTATAAGTTTATTTATTATGATATTATAATTATCAAATTTTTCTCCGTCTATAACTACATTGTTTTGAAAATCATTGTTTTTTAAACTTTCATTTAAAAACATATTTAAAAGTTTTTCTATCCTATCATCTACTTCAAAATCTGAAAAATCATGAGGAGACATAGTTTGTATAACACTATTTAATTCATCTATTTCATCAATAAATACTTTAAATACAACTTCTGAGTCTTTTATATCTACTTTTTCTATCTCATTTTTTAGATTAGAAAGTACTCTATTAAATTCTATTATTTTACTCTTATATTCTGTAGTTCCTTTAATATTTATGTGATTAATTTTATATTCTTCAAGTTTCTTTTGAAGAGCTATTTTTAAATCTTTTTTGAATGCTAAATAAGATAATATATTTTCATCGTTATTTGTAGGTTCTCTTAGTGAAGATTGGAATTTACTTGAAACTCTCCCTACTCCTCCTTTAATATCGTTTTCTACTTCTGAAATATCTCTTATTCCATTTTTATCTCCAACAAATTTCTCAGCAAGAAATACAGTATATATAGAACCATTTCTACTTTGGTCTATCTTTCTAATAGCCATTGAATATTTTTTAGTAGGATCAGCATTGTATTTCTTTACTTTTTCTTTAACTTTATCGAGTTTTTCCTGTGTACTTATTCTCTCTGTTTTACCATTAATTAATAAACCTTCTTTTCTATACAATTCTTTTGTATTATCATTTATAGGAATTATTATAGGATTATCTTTAGTAGATACTCTTTGAGAACTTTGTGGTACATTTGAACTTATCTTTTTATTTTCATTACTAAATGGTAAATCATCGAGAGATAAAGTTTTGTTAGCTTCTGTATAATACTTAGCTTCCTCAAGTATATTTGTAGCTACTTCAAAAGCTTGTTTATAAAGTGAATCACCTTTTTCAATTTTCAATAAACCTAAAAGATAATCAAATACTTGTTCAAAAAAATTATGATATTTTATACCTCTTATCTTTTTACCTTCAACTGTAGTATAATCAAAAGCAGGAATTTGAGATAAAGCCTTTATAAAATTAGCATTTGTAAATAAAGCAACGAAAAATTCATCTTCTGTAAAAGTTGCATATTCACCTTCATTAGTTTCTGGATTATATTTAGAGAAAAATCTTTTACTGTAATTATATAAAACTTTAAAATCACTTGAAACTCTACTATGAGTATATATAGTATCATGAGAAAAAGCATGAAGTATTTCATGTAAAATAGTAGCTTCTGACATACCTTTAATAAAATAAGCTTTTTCGGCTATCCTTATTTTTCTATTTACAGAATTATATTCAGCTATTCCTGTAACACCAGAAATTTCATTTTTCCCTAAATTTTCAGCATCAACAAGTTCAATTTCTATATCATTAATTTCACTATATTCTAATAACTTTTGAGCTAACTTATTTAAAGGATGTTCTGATTCACTAATATCTTTAAGTATTTTAGATACAGTAGTAGTATTACTTTCTTTAAAATATTTTTCTTTTATCTGAGTATCTTGTTTTAAAATATTATTATTATTATTACTATTTTGTTCAACTTTACTATATTGTATTTCGCTATTGTCAACCATATTAGGATTAATAGGAACTACTTTACTTGTAATTAAACTTCTTGGATATTTTTTAGCTACTTCTTTAAGTTTAGCTATTTTAGTGTTTACAAGAGCTTGAGAAGTGTATTCTTTTTCAGATTTAATAGGTTTTTTATAACTGCTTAAAGCCTCTGTTTTAAATTCATTAGATAATATCCAAAATTTAACTCCATGTTTATTTTCTGCCTCCCCTACTATATAATTTTTTATAGTATCATAATCTTCATCTATTTGCCACATACCAATAGCTTGCTCTCCTTTTGTTATTTCCTTAGAAAGAGCCATTACATGTATTTTTTTATCTAATTTACCTTGTAAATCTGTATATGCCGAATAATATTCATCAACAATACCTTCTTTAGCTTGTTCATATCTTTTTAAATTTAAATCATAGTTAGAATCATCTACGTAAACTCTATCTTTAACATCTTCAATACTTTCTTTTAAAGTTTCATTAGTTTGAGTTGGTTGAATACCAACTGGTTTGGTAATAGGTTTAACAGAATAATCAGCAGGTTCTCCTAAATCTTTTAATTGTTTATTACTTTCATCTACTTTAGCTTGAGCTTCTTCTTTTGTATCAAACCAATCTAATATGTCATTAGCTCCTTTACTAAACAGTCCATACTTTACTACTTTCTCACCTTGTTTCTTAATATCAGGTTTAACTAACTTACCATATTTTTGGTCAAGTATAGAATTAATACTATCAATAATTTTTTTAGTAGTATAAGGTATATCTTTATCATATTCTAATCTAAAATTACTACCTGTAAGAGATATACCTAATTCATTATGATGATATGCTAAGTTATCTATAATAGAAGCAAGATTAGGTTGTACTGCATTTACATTTTGTAATGAAGGATATTTAGTATAACTAACCCCAAGTAACTCAGACTCTTTATCTTTACTTACTTTTTCAGAAGCATCCCATACACTGCCGCTAAACACATCTGTATTAGCAGCCCATTTAATATCATTAGATTGAGGGTAAATTTTAAATTTAATTTTACCACCACCACCTTCTAAATGGGGGATTAATCTATTAATAGGTTTAGTAAATGCAGATATAGTAAATTCTCCACCAGCTTTTTGATTATCCTCTATATGTTGCAATAAGTTCTGCATTATAAGATTTACATCAAAGTCGCTATAAGCACCTACAACAGATACAAATTCTTGACCTCTACTATAAACTTCTTCTGGATTATATTGAATGTTATTTACTTTCTTCCATTCTTCTATAATTTCTTTGGATTGTTCATATTCTTTGTTTTTTTCTATGAAATCATTAATTGCTTTTTCTTTTTTATATCGTTCAATGCTTTTATCTAAAGCAGCATTATCAGCTTCTTCTTTAGTGTTATAGAAGTTTTGATTTTCTGTAGTATCGGGATAAACTCCATAATCAGATTTTTCTACTACAATAAATTTACCAGCATATTTATCTCTTAGTTCTTGAATTTTATTGTTATATTCATCATTATATTTAGCATCTTTCATAAAAGCTATTTCAGCTTCACTGGATGTGTAGTAGTTTTTAAAATCAGAAGGTAAATTATTTTTATCAATTTTTATATCATTAATAGAAACACTACTCAAATCAACCTCTACATTAGCATCAGCTAACCCTCTAATCTCATTATTAACTTCTTCTAATGTATCATATTTATTTCCTAATGGTGTTGAATACTCTACTTTATAACCAGGTAATATAATCTTATTATCACCATAAGCCATAATTTCAGCTAAATCACTGAGAGTAGTTGTAATAGGTAATTCATCTATTCTTATTTCATCTTGTCTTAAAAGAGATTTAACAAAATCAGATATTTGTTTCCAAAGTTCTTTAAGTTTAGAAATAAGAGTGGCATCTTTAATTTTATCAAGTTTATCAGCAGCCATCATACCTAATAAAGTTACAAGAGCTTCTTCTTGTTGTTCTTCTAAAGTATATATTGTTTCTTTGTAATTTAAACTATCTTTTAAATAATAATCATATAAATATTTTTCAGTTTTAACTCTATTTTCTAATAGAAAGTTTGAATTATTAATATTATAATTTGGCAATTTTGTATCTACTTTATAATATATATCATCTTCTATATAATAAAGTTCTTGAAATTTAGTATAAAATGCTTTTTTATCACTGTCTATATATATTTCTTCTGGGTACAATGATTGAGTTATTTTTTTTGTATAATCCCTCTTAATCCTATCTAATACTTCTTTACCTCTACCTGTTTCAAGTTCTTTTATAAGAGTCCTATACAATTCAGGTTTAGATTCTTTTATTACTCTAATAATAGGGTGTGCTAATACTTCATGTAATGGTGTATCAGGAGTCATATATGCTTCATTAAGCACAGATTTCATACCTTGATTATATCCTTTATAATCTACATCAGTTCTATATTCAAATTCAACTTCACCCCCTATTCTATGAGCAAGTTTATGTGCTAAATCTTTTAAAGCTGTAATAGACCTATGTTCTTTAGTAATTTGTTCTATAGTTTTAGCTTTTTCTTCTGCTGTAAGTTTTTGAAATTGTTTACCTTTAATAAAATTTTTAAATCCTTCTATTGTAGGATTGGTTGTAGTATCAAGATATTGAGAATATAGTTGTTGAGCTTGTTGTTTTTGTTGTGTGGTTATTTGAGTTTCTACATCACCTACAACTTGTTCAATTTTGTACTGTCCTTTTGGAATAACAATTTTATCCCCAATAACTTTAACTTCTCCAGCTTCTTTTACTATCTCATTAGAAATATTTTTAGGTATTTGTATAAGATAATATCCATTTTCATCTAATCTGTCTAACTCTCTTTCTAAATCAACACCTACATTTTCTTCACTAGCAAGATTTTTAGAAACATCAAGTTGTCCATTACCATATTCAATAGCAGATTGTAAATCATCTGTCATTGATACACCTTTACTTTTTAATCCTGCTTTTTTGTAAAGCTCATCTTCTTTTGCATGTAATACAAGATTTCCATTTTTATCAATAGTGGGTTTTTCTATTTGCCCTCTATAATAACTCTTATTGTCTTGAATTATACTTGTTCCGTACCCTAAAACTTCATACACAGCATTAGCTAATTCAGGATTAGATTCAAATAGTTCTGATACTCCTTCCTTTATGTCTGCTATAGGTGTTTCTTGTCCTATTCCTAACTCTTCTAATGTAGGGAATTTATCAGTATTATTCTTTTCTTGCCAAACACCAACCTTTGATTTTAGAATCAAAGGATTGATATTTGACTGTCTTACAAGTTCTTTGAACTCTGGATGCGAGATATTAATACATCTATCCATATTATAAACATTTTTTAAAGTTTTCCTGTTCTTCTTTTGTCATTGAATTAAACTCTGACAAAGTTAATTGAAATCCTTGAGTTTCTATTATACCTTGAGAAAATAATATTTCAAAAGAAGGTTTACCAACAGGATTATCTAACTTTTTACCTTGATAATAAACACCATCTACTTTAACTTCATATTCTGTATTACCTACTTTACCTATTTTTATATCAGCTTTTTTAGCTTCTGTCATTTTGCTATCTTCCGCAGGTTGTTGAGCAGTTGCTTTTTGTTGTGGGGTTATTTGATTGCTAGTTATTATTTCAAATTCAATAGCTGCTGCACCATCTTTATATCTTTTTATTGCTTCAACTCCTTCAGCAGTCCACCCCTCTTTTTCCCAAGTATTTAAAAATTCAGGACTTCCTTTAGGATGAATTGCTGTTATTCTTGTTAAGATTTGTTTAGTAGTTCCATCAGCAGATTTACCGAACTGTTTTACAATATCTCCAACCTTAATATTATATTTTTGCATTTCTCCTACACTTCTGGTAGTTCTTGTTCTTATACCAGCTTCTATCATATCAATAGAATGTGGATTATTACCAAGTAATTCTTTAGCTTTGCTGTTAGCCTCTTGTTTTGTACCAAAAGATTCTACACCACTTACCAAATTTTGAGGTATATTTGCTTTAGGTGTAATATTGGCAACACTTTCTTTACCAAACCCTAAAGCTTCATAAACCTCATTAGCCAATTCAGGATTTTGTTCAAATATATCATTAAAATCTTCTCTATGTAAATCTTTTAAAAAATCTCTTTTTGATTGTTCTTCTTGACTTAGAGGTACAAATTTTATATCCTCATTTTCATTATTAATAACCTTATATTCCTTATCCAATATCTTCACTATAGTACCAGTTTTTATATTCTTTTCTTCTACTTCAAGAGCCATATCTTGCATAGCTTTTTCCAATTTTACATTTTCTTCTTTTGCTTCAATATTTAATAATTCTTGAGCTTCTTCTATTGTATTATGTACTGTTCCAGATTCTTTTATTATATCTTTTTTATTTAGCATATTAAACAAATTATCTATTACATGCTCTGTAATAGAGTTATCAACAGTATTCTTTGTAAGAGCATTTATAATTCTTTTTACTATATCTTTGAAATGTTGTAAAATAGATTTACCTGTACCTCTATATTCAGTTTTATTCATTATTTCTCTAAATTCTGGTGATACAAAGATACCTGCAATAAATTCATCTATTGAAAATAGTCTATAAGCAGCATCTTGTTCATCTGAAGTATGAGTTATAGAAGTATTAGTTTTTTTACCTTCTAAAATATTTCTGAAATAATCATTAAGTTCTTTTAATTTCTTAATACCCTCTTCTTTATTTTTAAGATTATCAACATAAGCTTTTACACCTTCTTTATATAAACCTATAAATTTATCTATATAATAAGGTCTTTGTAATCCTTGTTTCTCAGGTTTAATAGTTATCTTTACATCCACCTTACCATTTTCAAAAGTTATCCCAGAGAAATTTATCCATTCACCTAATACATTACTTGTAATACTATGAATATATTCTTCTAAAAATACTTTTTCAAATTGTTCAGTATTCATTTTAAAATAAATATCTGCATCAATATAGATAATATTTTTCTCTTTTAAAAAGATTCCTTCAAGACCTTTATTAGCATTAAGACCTTTAATAGGTATAACCTTAATATTATTATCAAATTCCTTTAACTCCTGAAGTAATACTTTAAGTTCGCTATTGTTACTATTTGATAATAAGTGTTTTATAATATCTGATGTTGTTTTTTCTTTAACTTCTGGAGTTACTTTAGGTTTACTTTTATCTAATTTACTATCATCAAAATTGTTTTTATCATATATTGATTTATCTACATGTTTTGAAGATTGATATTCATTCATACCAAAAGAACCTAATAAAGGTATTCTTATAAAAGTTAAATTACCTATATTTTTAAATAACATAAAAGAACCATCAGTATTTTTTATAGCTAAAAAATCTTTGTTGTAATTTTCATCTTTTATTATAAATTTTGTAATTTCCTTTATATTATTACTATCAGCTACATTTATAATTTTATTTTTATCTTTTAAAGGTATTTTTAATGCTTTATCTGGATTATGTTGATAAAATTGTTCAATAAAGATACTGTTATTTTCAGCATACATATCAGTTTTTACTCTTATACCATTAGATTCTCTTATTAGTATATCATCATTCATGCTATTATTAAACATTTTAATATAATAATCTAATAATCTCAATTCATTTTCTGTAAAAGAACCTTTTCTATTAGGTATAAAATTAGTCTCATTATCATAAGTAGTTTTAAGAAGACTTGTTATAGCTCTAAAGTAACCATTAAATATCATTTGATAATGATTATTTTTTACTGTAGCAATCTTCTTAAGATTATCTAATACACCAAATTCTTTTAATGCAGATACAGGTAAATAATTTCTGAACCCAATAGCACCTCTTTCTTGATTTGCTAATAAACTATACTTTACTAAATCTTTTAATAAGTCATGTACAGTATAATTTTCATTTCCATTATAAGAGGGTAATTTTTGATTTGAATGAAGCATACTTTCAAGTATTATGTAAGCATCATTTTTATTTATATTTGAATTTGAATTTGTACTATACTTTATGTAAGATGGTGTAGTAGAATCATTATTAATTATAAGTTCAAGATGTTTAAAAAATGGTTGTTCCATTAAATTTCTCTCAAAAGAACCTTCTTTTGAATTTCTTAATCTTTCTAAATAGTGAGCTAAAGATTCATTACCTGTTGTTTCATCGTCAATAGTAAGTGATTTTCTTTCTTCCACAATTGGTTTTGTAAAAAGTTTATCATTTTCAATAGAATAAAGAAAATCTTTCATATTTTCAAGAATAAAGTATTTAAGCTCTTGACCAGCTATAGAATTTTTCTTTACTTTAGAAATACTTAAAATATCTTCTATAATCTTCTTTAAAGTAGGGTCTTCAAAAGGAAATATATCTTTCCAAAGATTATAACCTATTGATATAGAATATATAATTTTTGTGTTTTGAGATGTAGTAGGTTTAGCATAATATTCTTCACCTGTAAATTCATCTTGAGCTAAAAATATATAACCTTCATTTATAAGATTTTTTATTCTTTCTTCATATTTATCTTGTAGATATTGATTTGCACTTCCTGGTTTACTTACAACAGCTAATTCTCCAAATAATTTATCAATATTTTCTATATCAAGTGATTTTTTACCTGATAAAAATTCAATTAAAGCATCTTTCTTATCAATAGTATTAAAAAATGATATACCTAACCCATCTTTCTCAATATTTAAAAGATTCATAGCATTGTTTAAATCTTGAACTACTGAATTAAGTTGAATAAATTTTTGATATATAGCCCATTGTATTTCATTATCTGTTAAAGTAATGTTATCAAGTAAAGTTTGTCCTGTTAATTTTTGTGATACTTCATCATAATTTTCCATAAAATCTGTATTCTCTATAAAATTAACATTATCTCCAAACTCTTTTTTTAAAGTTTCTGTAATCTTTTTATTAGCATCAAGATCAAAACTTGTGAACATAGAATCTTTTTGTTCCATTAATTCAACATATCTTTTTATAATCGGTTGTGATATAAAAAGAGATGGTAAATGGACTTCTGTACCATCAGAAAGAGTATCTGTGTCAAAACCTAAATTACAGAGTAATGCAAAAACATTAATAGTATATTTATTTTCATTACGTTTACCCATTATTTGCAATTTCTGGTTATCAGTACTACAGTTTTGATTTTCCATATTTACTGTAGCTATAGACCTTTTACCATCAAGAGTAAGAAATTCTCCTTTATCATTAGCTTTTCCAAGATAACCTTCAGATGTATATCTACCTATTGTCATATCTAAATATACAGGTACATCTCTACCTTCATCATCTTTAATATAATGAGATATAATTCTTATAGGTTCATCTTGTTGTTGTAGTAGTGAATTAAACACAACCCATTTTGAATGTACACCAATACCTAATTTCCCAGAAGCACCTAATCTTAAAGCTTCTTTTTGTGAAATATCATCTAAAATACTATAATTGTATCTATTATTAACACTGTTATTTGCAGCTTCTATTAAGTTAGCTGTACTATTTGCAAAATCTGTTGTAAGAGTTGCATTAATTTTCTTTTGAGTTTCTTTATCTTGTGTTGAATAAACTGATTTATAAAGAGCTATCATATTGTTTTCTAATACTTTTTGTTTTAATTTGTCTATAGCTCTTTCTGTAACAAAATTGGAAAAAATTTCTAATTTACTATTATTTAAGTTATCCTTTAAAGTTTCAAGTTGATTAGCTAACTCTATTTTAAGTTCTTTTTGTTGTTGTTTAATAGAATTGTCAGATAATAAAGAATTTTCAAGAAATTCTATTTCTTGTTCAAGTTCTTTCTCTTTTTCTAACAAGGTTTCATCAAAAAAGATTCTATTACCTTGTTTAATTACTCTTTGTTTTTGAATAGCTTCTAATTCAATTTTTGCAAAAAGAAGGGTGTATAATGTTTCTTTATTATCTCTCCATATACTGTCAATAAATTGATTTGTTTCTTCCTTTATTCTTTTTTTCTCGATATTATATTGTTTGTATAATTCATTAAGTCTATCTGTAGAAGATTGTGGTATATCATTTTCATTTAATTTTCTAATTTTCTTTACACCATCTTCTGTAACTTCAGTTATATATTGTTTATAATAATATCTAACATCTATATCAAAATCTTCACCTATTTGAGTAACATGATCCTTAGGTACTATCATTAAATCTCCTGAAGCATGTGGTAAAAATCCAACTACTTCAATAATAGCCCCAGATTGATGTGAAGATGTAGGAATACGAAAAGAAAAGAAAGTTAGAATTTCTTTATCAACTCTATCAGTGTCAAGTATAACTTTACCATCTACAGTTTTAGTATATTCATGTAAATCAATTAATTCATCTTTATACTGAGTTTTACCATTATCATCTATATAAGCTACTTTTCTTCTAAATTTAGAAGGTAAAAGAACTTGTGCAGATTTTAATTTGCCATCTGCATAATGTGTTGCTTTTAAACTTCCATCAAAACTATCTGTAAAAATTATATCTCCTTTATCTTTTTCGGATAATTGAGAAAAATCCTTTAATTTAAAACCCTCTTCAGAACCAACAGGAGAGCTTGAACCTGAAATTTCTAACTTTATAAATCTATTATTTATAATAGAATTTATTACAGATTCAAATTTCTGAGAATTAGGACTAATCCATAAAGGTATTTCAAACTCTGCACCTATAGGAGTAAGATTTTCTTTTATCATGGTTTCTCTATTAACAAATCTTACTCTACCATTTTTATCTAAAGTTTTTATCTTTAGTTTTATTATTTCTCTATCTTGATAATTACTCATTCTACTGTTTAACAGTCTTTGTATTTTATCAAGAGTTTCATAAGAATTATACCATTCTGAATTATCAGGATTAATATTTAATTCATCAAAAAGCTCTCTTTTAAATGATTCTTGTTCTAAAATAGCAATATGATTATATATTTTATAAAGCTCTTTACCAGAAAGTAGTTTCTTAGAAGAATCTATACCAACAGCTTCTAACAAAGATTTATCAAACATATTTGGAAATACATCATTTTTTATTTTATTAATACCATTTCCAAATAATATTTTATCTATCTGAGTACCTCTATTATTTTTATCATCTTTACCTTGTTCAATATTTTTATCTAATTTATAAGGTTTATCTTGTTGTATAGAAAAATTTTCTCTATCAAGAATAATAGAACTTGATTCTAATTTATATTTTATGTTATCATAATCATCATATAAATCTTCAATATCAATACAATTCTTTACACCCCCTACTTTTATACCTGATTTATAAGTAACTCTAACATTAAGACCTTTATTTTCTTCAACCTTTTCTATATTTTTTCTTATATTATCTATTTTAAAACCTTTTGTCATTTCAGGTATTAAAGGGAATGAAGAAGTTTTAATATATACATATCTTTGTCTTGTATATTCACCTCTTGACTCAAAATAAAGTCCACTATGTAAAGGTTTAATAGGTTGAAAAACAGCTTTCTTTTCATCGTGGGATAATCTATTATTTTTATTTACTCCATCATTACTTTGACTTTCAAGCTTCTTTTTTATACTATCATATTCTTTATCACTTAATCGTCCTTGATAATAAAGAATATCTAAATGTTCTTTCCATGTTGTAAATTCTTGACCATCAGTAGAAGTTATATTCAGATAATCTTTTATCTTGGAAAATTTTTTACCAATTATTTTGTTTAATTCTTTATATCTATCTTTTTTCTGTTTTAAAGACTCCTTTGATAAAGATTTACTTTCAATATTATCTTCAATCTCTTTTGATAAATCTTTAAATTCTTTAATTAAAGATTTATTTTCTTCTTTTTTATAATCTTCTGGATACCATAAATTTATTAAAGAATCTATACTTTCTGATGCAGTTTCTTTATCATTAACAACAATCTGTATATATTTTTTACCTTTACTTTCTGCAATTCTATTACCTGGTGAAAGTAATTCTTTTAATCTTTTATATAAATTTGTACCTGTAAGTTTAAAATACTGATTATATAAAGATTTTCTTTCTTTTTCAGTTTTAGTACTCATTATATAGAAAAATATATCAGCATCAGTTACACTTTTGTCTGTAACATTTTTATCTTCTAATTTGATTTTAGTTAAGGTATCCTTAGCATTATTCCAAGTGTCCTTATCAAAAAGTTTAGAAGGTTTTTCTGTATAATTATTCATATCACCAGAAAAAACCATCTGAATTTGAGCTTGATTTATTATATGGTTAATTATAAAATCTGCTGTAGCTGTTGTTACCTGTCTTTCTACATTATTAGTATCTGATTTTTCTTTCAAGAAATCTTTATCAATTCTTACTTCTTTTATTTTATTGTTTTCAACAGTTATAATACCCTCTTTAACAAAAGAACCTTCTATTGTTCCATCTGATTTTACATTAAATTTAGATTTTAAGTTTTCTAATATCATATCTTGAAGTAAATTCTTAATACTTATCATAATATCATCAGAAATTATATTTTCTAATGTCATATTCATATTAGCAAACTTTCTTATAAGTGTAATAAGTTCTATACCATCGACTTTCAAGGTGTTTAAACTATGTACTATAGTAAATAATTCAGAACCTAAATTTTGAAAATCAACATCATCTTCAACTAAACCTAAATTTTTAGCTTGTATATATTCAACTATCCTTTTTAAATCTGGTAATACAAGTTGTTCATATAACACTTGCAATAATCTGTCACTTAATTTTATATTACCTTCAATATCAAAAATATCTGTATCTTTAATATCATATTTAACAGTATCTAAATAAAATAGCTGAGAAGAATCTGATAAAGGTGGAAATACTAATTTACCTTCAACAAGGCTTATACCATTATCACTCATTTCTTTATCTGTTGCATCTTTAATAGGATTTGTTTTTTTACTATTAAAAGCTATAATAGTTACATCAAAATCACTTCCTGGAAGTTCTGTAATACCAGCTTTATCAGAATTTTTTGTTGCTTTTCTATTTTTTAAAGCTTGTAAACTAACATACCCAATACCAAATTTATTTTTTTTAAACTTTGGACTGTTTTTTAATACTCTTAATAAAATACTATTAGCAGAAAAAGACGTTTTTATTAAATTATCTATCATTACATTATCAGAATCTAATAATTTTCTAACCTGTTCAGATGCAGCATTAGGTTGAGAATAAGGCATAACATTTTTACCTGCAATTCTTTGAACAACTTCATTTTTAGTATTATTCTCAACTTCTATTGCAGCAAGAGTTCCCATGTAACCATCAATACCTTTTCTTACTATAGAGTTTTTATCAAACCTATTTTGTTTAATAGGTTCATTTTTACCTAAACTATTTTTTTGCTCATTATAAATCTCTTTAATATTATCATACAATTTTTTAAACAAGGCTTTTTCAAAAAAGTTTTCAAAATCAATGTTACCATTAAGCTCTTTATTTTTTAAATCTTCTATAGTTTTTTCTGTAACATGAATACCAAAATTAGATAACCATTCAACTATTTCCTTTATTTCTAAATTTTCATAATTAGTATCTTTATGTAATCTTATCCATCTCTCAAAAGTATTTATAACTTCTTCAGACTTCTTCATGTTTAATATATAGTTTTCACCTGTTCTTTTTACTACACTACTATTTTTAAAGTTTTCAAAAAAACCTCTTTTAGTACTTCCAACAGGGTCTTTAGCATTAGCATTTGCAGTAGTAAAAGAATAACCATTACCTATATTATCATACATAATAAAGAACATGGTATTCTTTGTTTGATTTAATTTGTACAAAATTTCGTTTTGTAATTGTTTATCTGCATTGTTAAATCTTTCTTTTACACTATTTAAAAACTCAAAATTTTTTGGATTTCTTTTTAATTTCTTATCTAAAGCTTTAAGAAAATCTTCTACAGAATTTGGTATATCAGATAATATATCTTGTACAGTGTTGAAAACTTCGTCAATTTCATAGTAATCATCAAGTCCTGCAAATTCATCCAAAGTGGATTTATTTTTTTCCTTAGGTATAGCAGCAAACATTCTTTTTAATCTCGATGATAAACCATTTTTTACATTATATTCAAATCCAGCAGAGTCATATTTTTTAATAATATTAGAATCATTGTCAATTTCTGAATCAGAAACATTTTCATAATTATCAATATCACTATCATCTATTTCTTTATCAATATATAATTCAATTTTTTCTTTAAGAGTATTATGATTTCCAGAAAATTTACCTCTTCCTAAAATCTCATCTCTTACATCTTTTCTTGATAAATATTCAAATTCAGCTTTTCTTTTAGGGTCTTTTGATAATGTATCAAGTAAATTCTTATAAGAATTTGTTAATTCTCTTATAATATCACCGTAAGATATTTCATTATTACCTAAGTTTTTTAAAACTTGAGCAAAAAGATAATTTACAACTCTCTGTCTTTGACCATTATTTATAGATTCTATTGGTTTATAAGTATTATCACCTGAAGTTTCTCCTGTATTACCATTATTATCTTCATTATTACCACTAGCTTCTTTTTCACCTTTCTGTTCTTTTTCTTTATCTTCTATTACAACTTCTTTATTAACTAAGTCAAATTCTATTATAGGTTGATAATGTGCTATAGATATTTTTTTACCAGTTTTAATATCTACAATTTGATAATATTTTTGTTGAGTAGTAAGATTATCTCTTAATTCTTTTAAATAATTTACAGAGGTTACTTCATAAGTACCATCTTGATTTCTTTTTATAATGGGTAATACACTCAAGTTACTACTTATGCTAATTTCCATACGAAATTCCTGTTTTTCCTTAAGTACAGGATTACCTTTAGAATCAATAGCATTTTTCTTATAGCTATAAGGATGTCCTGGATACATGTTAGATATAAGAGAAAAACCTCTATTTAATCCAGATTCAGCTATATCTATCTCATTATTTGTAAGTTTAAGAATTTCTGTTCTTATTTTATTATATTCCTTTAATAAACTTTTTTCAGCTTCAGTTAAAGTAGAACCAGAAGCAGATTTTTGAAAAAGTTTTTTGGCATTTTCAATTATTGTAACAGTTTGAGCTAATTCTTTATATCTTTCTTGAGATTTACTATCATTAGTAGTAATAGCTCTTATAACATATATAGGTTTACCATTTTTTACATTACTTTGAATAAGATTTATAGTTGAACCTTCACCTAATTCTTCAAAATGCTTATAATTTTCAATTTGATTTCTTTCAAGTATAGTAACAGTACCATCTTCATTTTTTACATATAAATTTCTATCTTTTTTACAACCTAATATAGCATTAGGTTGTTCCTGTGATAAACTTCTCTTTGGGTTGTTATTTCCTTGAGCATCTTTTCTATCAAAAGCTCTTGACCTGTTAGATATTCTATTAGTAACAACCATCTTGTTGTTACCATTTAGAATCTGTAATCTTAAATGTAATATTTTTTGTTTTTTTAAGAAGTCTTTTTGTTTTGAAGTCGAAGCATCTTTTATAGAATTTCTATTTTTTTCATCATACCATTCAACATCATGTATTCCTATACCAACCTTATTTCCACTATACCACATATACAATGGAACTTTTCCTGCCCAAGTCTCATATTGTTCTTTAGACCACTCTGAAGGATTCTTTTCTATGTCTTCCTTTGTGAATAAATGTTTTCCACTACTATCTTTTACAGATAACATCCACTCACGCATAGTACCTATTTTATAAAATCTTATTTTATCTTCATTTTCATACCATATATTTACTTCTTGATCTCTCCAATTTTCTTCAGGATAACGTATTTCAAAAGTTTCACCTTCAACTAATAAGTTGGGATTTAAAAGAATGTTTAAATCTGATTTAGTTTTTTCATTAAGTTGTTCTGTATTAGTATCTACATATTCAATCTTACCTGTAAGTTTATTATAAAAAGGTACAGACTCTAATCCAGAAAAAGGTATAGTTACCTCTACATTATCTAAATTTTCTTTATTATTATTTGTATTTTCATCAGTACCATAATCTTCAGCTTCTTTAGAATTAATTTTATCTTCAGCTGATTTTCTTAATTTTTCCTCAACATTTTGATTATTTTCAATATTTTGTTCGGATTTAACACCTTCAGCTTTTTTCTTTTTTTCATATTCTTTATCAGTAAGGTCTAATAACTCATCCACATCAACTTCCTCAAAATTATCCTCATAATATTTTTCTGGATCAATATCAAATTGTTCATTATTATTTTTCCAAGCTTTTACAATATAATCATAAGCTATTTCTGCACTTTCTTTATTATGATTTGTAAATTTATCAGCAAATTCTTTAAATGAAGGTTTTTTAGATTGTCTTTTAGCTTTTTCGATTTCTTTCTTAGCAGCATCAGAAAATCTGTCCTCTATACTTTTATTATCTGTATTTATTCTACCAACACCAGGATAATCAAGAGGATTAAATGGTTCTGAAGTTTCTCTTGGTTTTTCATTTTGTGAATCTACATAATCAAGTAATTCATTGATAGCTTGTTTTTCTAATTCATCTTCTTTACTAATATTTTCATCTGGTTTTTTATTAATTATTTCATCTTTTTCATTATCAATTATATCTTTACTATTAAGGGTTTCTTTATTTTGCTTTCTAAATAAACTTCTTTTCTTTTCACTTTTTTTATCTTCAGTTTCTACTTTTACTTTTTTAAGGGCTTTTTCTTCTGCTTTTATTTCTTGTATTCTTGAATTAATTTTATTATCTAATTCATCAGTAAGAAGATTAAATCTTTTTAAATCACTTCTCTTATTTTCGAGAATATTTATATTCTTTATTTTATCAATATTTTTTGTAGATTCTATAATCTCTTTCTTTCTTTCTTCTACCTGACCTTTAGTATCAGAAAGCTTTGATATATCTCTATTTAAATCAGTAAGTGCTTTTTCAAGTTGAATTTTTGTATTATCATAAAATTCGAGTTGTTGAATTTGACTTTCATAAGTTTTAATCTTTTGTTCATCTTCTTCACTTAAGTTATTAGGATCAAATGTTTCTGTTTTCATTGATTCTAATTGCTTTTCCAACTCTTTCTTTCTTTGTTTTTGAGAATCATTTAACTTAGTAGTCCTCATTAAAGAATACAATTCTGACTGAGCTTTAAGATATTCTTTAAGTTCAGGACTTGCATCCTCAAAAGATTTTAATAAAAATTCTTCTCTTGCAGCTTTTAATCTATTTAATTCTGATAAATTGTTTTCTTTTATAAACTCTTTTTCTGTAAGTCTTTCTCCAAAATTATAATCAATAGAATTACCTACATTTTTTATAAGCTTTTCTTTAATATCTAAAGATTGTTGTATTAAATTTTCATAGTTGTCAGCTATAAATTCAATGTCTTGTTGTTCAGTAATATTATATTTTTTAAGAGTTTCTAAATCATTATTTTTTGCAGCTTCTAATATTATCTGCATTTGAGCAATTCTATCATTAAATATATGTGTATCATCAGAACCTTTTATTTTATCCCACCTCAAGGCTTCTATTGTTTGAGATGTATTCATAGCTTTTCTTGCAAGATTTAATTTAACAGGATTATCTGTTTTAATAGCATCTCTAAGCTCATTAAGTTCATCAAAAGTCTTTTTAATTCCAGATTTTAATAAACTATTATACTCTTCTTCAAATTTTTTATTAAATTTATTATTTTGAAATTTACCAACTAATTTACTAATTCCTCCACCTATAAATGGTAAAAGTAATCCACCTAAAGCTCCACCTATAGCTTCATCAGCTATTTGATCATTGAAAATATATTCTGACAATGTTCTACCATTAGTAAAAGACATTAAATTACCTTCACTATCTCTTAACTTCATTTCATCCATCTTTTTATCAGACAGATATTTTCCATAACTTGCTATACCTGACTGATAAGCTTCTTCAAAAGCCTCAGAGCCAGATTGTATAACCTTATCTGCTATCCACGCACCTTTTTTACCTAATTTAGGTACAAGTTTGGAAGCAAGACTTTCTACAGCATCAGATACTCCATGAACACCATTTAGTTTTTTATATGGACTAAAAGTGCCTAAAGCTCCATATTGAAGACCATTAATTAATGCAACTGGTAGTGCTTCTACTCTAAAAGCTTTAGTTGCTGCTTCATTTGATAATTTTATTGCTGTATCTTCTGATACACCTCTTCTTATATATTCTTCATACTGTTCATTTGCAGTAAATAAAGCATTCATATGAGCTTCTCTTATACCAGACCAAGCACCATTTAAAGCATTTCTTAATTTTGACATAGAAGCTATATTCTTAAGTGTTTTACCCATTCTCAAAGCTGCAACACCTTCCGATCCACCTAAAGTAGCACCTGCTAATAATTGTAACAAAGCTTGTTTACCTATAGTTTCTAACATTATTCCAGTACTAAGACCAAGACTTTGAAGTTGTCCTCCCCAATAAGCCCAACTACCTTTACCTCTGTAACCTCTTTCATTTAAAATTGCATCGTTTATACCAGATTCTTTAAGAATCTTCATAGCTTCTCTTGAAAACCAATTAGTATAATCTGAAGTGTAATTACCTTCAAACATATCTAATTGAGATTTTAAATCCCAACCAGATATTTGACTTAAGATTCCTGCTAAGGCTTGTTTCCCAAAACCTTTTACTGTTTTCAAAAATATATCTCCAGCACTTTGATCAGAAAAAGCTTTATCATAAGCTTGCTCATAGGTATTAACAAAAGGATTATAGGGACTTTCTTTTTCAAGATTTTCATCAACAGGTAGTCCATAACCACTTGGTCTTAATACATAAGGACTTTCACCTTTTTGTTTTCTTTCAGTTAAATATTTAATATTAGCTTCATTAGCTTCTTTTTCACTAAAATATGCTTTCTTTTTAAGTTCTTCAGCCATATCTTTATTTATTGTAAATTCATTTTTCTAAAAAATTCTCCTACTGCAACTTCTGGTGCTACATAGCCATCACCATTAGTTAATAAAATTCCTGTATCAACATCTATAGCATTATAAAGACCATTATTATCTTGGAAAAACTCTATATTATAAACTTTATCAGAAGGTCCTTGAATTTGTACAAGAGCAGACGGATATGTATCATCAGCATGTAACTTAAATTTTGTAGATGTAGTAAGTTTATCAATAACTTCTTTTGTTACTCTATTCTTTTGACTCCATTCATTGGTATTATAATCTCTAAACAAAAATCTACTCGTAGATTGTGTATAATCTGGACTTGTAACTATAGATTTATAAATTTTAGTTACATAACTATTAGGATTTTCAACATTAGGTCTTATTAAATATTCTTCATTACCAACCTTTAACAAAGAAAGATTATTATTATTATTATCACCTATTGCTCCCATAAAAGAAGCTGTAATTGCTTTTGGTTTATCAGATTCTAAAATCTTCTTTAATTTTTCACCTACTATAGTTTCTTTTTTACCTGTTTTAGAGTCTATTTTAAAAGCTGTAAACCCATCATAATTTAAATCTTTTACAAGTTGTAAATATTTTTCACTTCCTTGTGGTGTAACCCGTACTCCACCTAATTCTTTTTTATTATAATTTATATCTTTTAAAATATCTATTGTTTCATTATAAGCATTTTTTAAAGCAGCTGTAAAAGTATTTTCATAAACAGATACTAATTTTTTTTTCCTTTCTTGTATAGGGTCTTCCACTAAATAACCATTTATTGCTATTTTATCTCTATTATAAATTTCATTATTTACTTTTATAACACCATGTTTACTTAAGTAACTGAAGAAAGAATTAGCAACTTTCTCCATGTTATCTACATCTTCTTTACCTTCTTTAAGTCTATTCTCATAAAATTTTATAAAGTCTTTATAAAAATTTTGATAGTTATTGTTTTTACTATTCTTTGATATTTTATCTATTCTATTTTTTAAATTACTTTTGAAATTAGTGAAAACATTATTAAAAAAGTTTTTATTTTCTTGACTTGCTGAAGAATTATTTAAACCTTCTTTAGATAGATCAGAAAAATTTGTAGGTGTATAAGATAATACACTTAAAGTAACATCAATTGTTTCTTTTTCCTTTAAAACTTTATTGCTATTACCTCCAGTATTACCTCCAGTATTACCTTCAGTATTACCTCCAGTATTAAAAGATTCTGCATAAAAAGATTTTAAAAGATTTAT